TTGTAACCCTGTCATTGCAGGCTGCATAGCTGCTGTTAACTGCTGCTGAGGCATCCCTGCAACGCCTAACATACCTGACAAGTTCTGAATATCCATACCTTGTAGTTGTCTTGAACCTTGGAGTGAAGCTAAAGCGTCTGCTGACTGTTGTTCTTGCATAGCTTTCTGCATAGCAAACTGTTCAGGAGTACCGCCATAAGCATCTGTTTGTATGCCTAATCTACCTTGAGCATTTAAACGATTATCTAGTTGTTGCTGCTGACGAGCCTGTTCAGGTGCTCTCAAGGCTGACATTTGCTGCATAAGTCCTTCAGGGGACATACCACCTAACATACCTGCTTGTTGTGATGACTGTTGACGTAAAGAATCTACTAACTGTTGAGACTGTGGATCAAGTGTTTGTGTCATGCCAGAGCCTGTGAAGTTTGAACCACCTGCTCCAGTTGTTACAGAGTATGGTCTAAACTCACTAGCTGTTCCTACATCACCTGCTATCCTGTTAGCCGNTGATGAAAGCTGTCCTGNTAAACCTCTAGCTTGGNTTATACCTTCTTGAGTGATAGCTGCAATNCCTGCGCCACCTAATAATTCAGATGTTAAACTCATTTATATTTCCTTTAAGTGTTTGGTTAATTGTATCATTTAGTATGGCAACCAGTGTTGGGTACTTTCTTTTATGTATTCCGTTTTGCAATGGCTTTCTTGCCAGAAGAATAAGAAGTCAATAGCTTTTTCAATGTAATCCCAATTCTTTAGTTTTAGTATTTGTGAACAATAATGAGTACGTGCTGAGAAAGTGTAAAACCTACAACCTCCCGTTAAAGTGTTTAAAGCATGACTTAACATTGATGTATTATTTAATATGTAATTCTTTAGTATAGCTGTTACGCTCATTTATAACCCCTTAGATAAAATAGGTAGGAGAAGCACTTGTGCCTAAAGCTTCCACTTTAATAATAGGAGTAAATAATTGTTGAGAACCTTTAGCTTTAAATGTAAAAACACCAGCAGAATATTCAACATCAGCTTTGTCTGAGATTAAAATATTATTTTTATTAACAACCCAAGTACCTCCTGCATTATGACATGCAAAAGTAATATGAAAAGCACCATTACTACCTGCTTGACCTTTAAATTCAAAGAATGTAGAAAGACCGTTAGTTCCTGAAGTTAAACCTGCTACTGCTGTTCCTGCTGTGTCTAAGACTACAAAGCTTTTATTGTAAGTAATAACTCCACCAACTTGAGCAGCTCCGTCTACTTTACTAATCACATTAGTTGTTGCTACTGTAGTTCCGATAAGTAAACCATCAGTTTCTACATTGCCTGTTACTGTAACACCTAGGTTTGTTGTGTTTATTTTTTTAGTATTATTATAATAAAGACTTACAGCTCCGTCATTAACAAATTCAGCTAATACTTCGTTAGATGTAGTTTTCATAGCAATACCTGCACCATCTGAACGGAGGTATAAATTACCTGTTCCTGTATCTTCTATATAGCTGTCATCACCATCGTGGTATAGTTTAAAATCTAGACTATTACCTAAAGAAATAGCCTCACTATCCCCTAATCTTAAACTATCAACATTCACACTACCTGTAAAAGTAGGAGAAGCAATAGGAGCTTTATTTGTATTTAATGCTGTAATATCAGATGTATTGGTAGCGACTGTTGAGCTTAAAGAAGTGTGATTACTATCTAACTCTCCTATTACTGTTTTTATGTTATTAAACTCTACACCAAACTCACTACCTTTAATGACACGTAAAGGGTCGTTCTCAGCTAGATTGTCTTTTGCACCAAAGTTAGTTGTTATGTTATAAGTAGGCATTAGTATATACGTCCTATTGTTGCTTGTATGTTAAATTCTTGAATAGAAACAGAATCTCCATTAACAGTAGAATCTAAACCTATTGTTAGAAGATTGCCTGAGCCTGTGGCATTTATACGTTTAATTGTTACCTCACTTGCACCATCACTAAAGCCTCCATAGTCATCTGTAGTTGCCTGTGTGCTGTAAAATAAAGATTGATTAAAGTATGAAGCTTTCTTGTTAGTTATATTAAATAATTGTTTCTTAAAATCGTTAGTGACATCATAAGCCCACTTAACTGTTACTTGAGAGTTACCTGTTGTAATTAATGTAGGAGTTATCTTCTTGGCAAACTTAACCTTAGAAGGATCGCCAAAAGAAAGAGGATTACTTGCATATCTTATTGTGTAAGGCTGTCCGTTGTCAGAGTACCCGTTATACTTATTTATGCCTAACTCATTGCCTATCAATAAAGAATCATCTTGTCTTCTACAGAAACATGCATGGTTAGTAGAATTCCAAGTAGTAGCTCGATAAGCTCCGTTCTCTAGTAAGCCTCTTGTATCAAAGCAATATATTAAATTATTAGTAGGAAAAGATAATAAATAGAAACTACCTACAGCAGAATAAGCTGAACGAACAGGAAGTAATTCTTGCTTCCAAAAGTATAGCACATCATCTCTAACATTCTTACTAACATCATTTATAGGGTTTGACTTTTCTTGTATAATACGCCCTAAAGACATTAAACCTCTAGCAGATAAGAATAATAAATCTGTACCTGTTACTTGGATAGTGTCACGAGCTACACAGCCTACACCATTAATAGTGTCAGCTAAAACCATACTAGCAGGATCTTCAGCACCCTGGTAAAGGACTATAGAGTTGTAACCAAAGATTATAAGGAAACCATTCCACATTGCTAAGGCTGTTACTTTATCACTACCGTCAGGCCATACTTTATCTAAATCAACACTACCACTACTACCTGAACTCCAACCTTCTCCAATGAGTAAGTCACTCCAGTATACAGTGTTAGGCGTTGCAGCTACACCACTAACCCACAGTCTACCAAAACCTCCTATAGCTATATCACCTCTAGGGGCTGTTCCACTAAAAGCAACCATCTCAACTAAACCATTAGCTGTATCATAAACTAAAGGTTGAATGTTTTTATTAAATAGAAAAACTTTATCGTTAAAATTAGTAACAGCATAGTTTTCGTTAGTAATAGTATAACCAGCAGGTGTAATATTTGTTAACGTAGTAGTCCCTTTAAAGACTTTATTATCTGCTATAGTTAATACTTCAGTAGTACCAGCAGCATCTTCATACTCGTGGATAACTACAGGAGAAGCACCGTTAAGGGGTGTATTAGAGACTGTAAGAGCTTCTAACCCTTCCTGCTGCCTATCCTACCGTAAGTATCTATTACCATGTTATCGACTACAGCAGCGTACTGTACGTCCCCTGATAAAGGACTATCCTGCGTATTCAACCCTTTAAAGGCTGGAGCAGCGATTGTTATGTTCTGTAAAGGTTGTGCCATGATTACCCCACTGTGAATATTGTTTCTTCAGGATGTTTAGCCGCATCCAAAGCAATAGCATCTGATAAGGTACGGTCTGCTGTAAAGAATAACTCTGCTGTTGATTGAGCACCACTTTCACCTCTCTCTCTTACAGCCATTGCTTGTGCTAAATGGATTATAGGAGAAGTAGGTAGTTTAATTTTAGTTGTATCATTACTAACAGTATCTGTTCTTAAAACCATGTCAAAGTGTAAAGAATAAGCTTTGTTAGGTACAGGGTATATCTTTATACGAGTATCCCCATTATCATCAGTAGAATTAAAAGTATAATAACTAGGAGTACCTTTATTTATATCTGTAATCAAGAATGACTTACTAAACCATACTTGGGATTGATAGTTTATAAAGTTATTAGAAGTGTCATTGATAGCACTTAATACTCTACTGTTATTACCACTTCCTACTAAGGTATAGTTATAAACATCATCTTGTGTTGTTACAATAAGGGTAGAGCGTAAAGCACTCCAATCCCAAGAATCTTCTACTTGTCTTATAGCATCGTTTACAAACTCACCAACTAGTAAAGAATAAGATGTACTGTTAACAGAATCAACAGTATCCTCCCTCAACCTAATCAGTACCTTATTAACTAATTCTAAATATGTCATATTGTTCTCTCTTGTGTTAAATAGTTACTTAGGTCATCATATTCCATACCTTCAACTAACTCAGGATTAGTCAAAGCTATATTAACTAAATCTGCTTTGCTTGGAGCTGTACCCCNACCTCCTCCGCCCCCTGTTAAACCACCTGAAAGGCTTGGGAAACTTAAACTAGGAAAGTCTATATCTGGTAAGTCTGGTAAGTCTGGTAAGTCTGGTAAGTCTGGTAAGTCTGGTAAGTCTGGTAAGTCTGGTAAGTCTGGTAAGTCTGGTAAGTCTGGTAAGTCTATATTTTTAATA